TCATCAACAACATAGATGTTTACCATCCATTGTTCTGAACGACGAATGATCTTCATACGTTCTTTTTCTTCTTCTGTACCGGTACGCATAACACGGTAACGTTCTTCTGCAATTGGATCACGTTCAGCAAAAGTAGTTGGTGAAATTGCACTCACATATTTGCCTGTTGCAAGAGAGTTCCAACCATGACTGTAATAATGGAAGAATGTCTTCTTGGGGTCTTTAACATTTGGTAGTAACCTTACAGTATAGGTATGACCTGGTTTAAGTTGAAGAATATCACCGAGACCGTTATTTGACTTGGTTTCAGTTGTTAATGCTTGTTTAATCGATTCGAACATTGATAGATTGAATGTACTCATAGTATGATATTATAATGGATTAGGTTTAGTTAAAATCAACAATTTTGTTTGTATTATTTCAAGTGCTTTTTTGATTGTATGTTTGAGTTTAGTGGATGTGGTGTATTTGGTTCGTGTTTTATAGTATATGTCATAAAAATCTTTGCAATAAAAATCTAATAGTTCTGGTTCGATTCGTTTAATATGTTGTTCAATGGATAAGCCGTGTAATATATAAAAATTGATTTTGTGTTCTTTTAAATGTACGAGAAAGATAGGTATCGATGTATTATTTAGTTCTTTATATTCATTCAATGTAAGATTTTGTTCAGCACAAAACGTGTATATATTTTTTAATCCTGCTTTACAATCATTAATACACCCTTCACTATCTGCGTCTTGAGTTTCTTTTTGTCTCAAATATTGGGTATATGCAATTATTGCTTTTCGGGTATTATAAAAACTTAAATCAAAGTATTCATCCTTTGAGTAAACCTCATATGGTGCCCAAAAATAATCATTTAAAGAAATGTTTTTGTTATTTTTAAAAAATGAACCTAGCTTTTTAAGTGCTATATAAATTTCGTCATCTAGTTTAGAAAAATCTTGACGTAATTTAAATGGTTTGTTTTTAGATTTTTTCGATGCTACTAAAAATGTGTTGTATATATTTTTCTCTTCTTGTGTTATGTCATTTTTTGAGAGAATTGATATATTTTGTGACATATTTCGATTTTGTAATAGTATTATCGTAGTCGATAAACATTTTCACGATTTCATAATCTGAATCTGCATCTAACAACTGTTTTAATATAGCTTTAAACTTTGGGTCTTTCAACACTAAAAGAAAAATATTTTGAAAAGATAACTTTTTACCGATTAATAAAGTACAAAAAGTACAAAATGAAAGAAGCGTATGCTCAGTTTCATCTTCGATTATTGCACTGGATGGCATTATTGGGTTAACGTTTAATATCATAAGGGTGTGAAGTGTTTTGTTAAGCCTAAAAATTCATTTGTAAGTTTGAACACTTTGCCAGTATTTTTACCGAAAATCTTTTTAACTACATCATTATAATCAATTGATGATGTTTCATTTTTGTAAACCGTTACTTCTTTATTTTTTATATTAACAACAAAGATGATATCGCAATTAAATTTTTTAAAAAGAAGGGTTAAAAACTCAATAGGGGTGGTAGTTGTATCAAAAAAGCTAATAAAATATGCCTTATTAGTTTTAAGATTAAAGAATTGTGTTGATGTAAATTTTTCTTTTAAAAAATTCGCAAAATATTGATTCACCCATATATTTAGAGCTGTTGATGAATAATCAACTTGCGAATAATGAAAGATTACTCAATGATTGACTATCCAATCCTACATTATTGCTACTATCTGCCTCTGTAATAGTTAAAGTTGAGTAGTCAATTTTCATAGCAGTTGAGGTATCACGTGCTCCAAATCGATTTTTCATCATACCCATACGAATAATTTCAAGTTCACGATCTTCATCGTTTTGAAAGATAGATACAATGACGTCAGCTGTAGCTGCTAACCCGATTGATTCACTAATTGTATTAAGATCTGGGTTAGATATATCAAACCCAGAACGATTTAACTGAGTTGCACTAATAACTGGGCAATTGAATATATAAGACATTGCACGAACTTGCTCAGTGATATGTTTAATACGTTCATAACTGTTGTTACCAATAGGTGAATGTAGTAGATTCAAATAGTCTAACACGATTGCATCAATTTTTAACCCCTTATCTTCAATCTTTTTAATGAAAGCTTGAATTTGTCTTGGTGTCATCGTTGCTGGAGGAAATTCTTTAATGAGAATTTTACCTTTTGGTGTCTTTTTCTTTATTTCAGTTATTGCATCTTTGAGTGCTTTCGTTTCTAGATGCAATGTTTTCATTGGAATCTTACTCACATTAGTACAAATACGTTTTGCATACAAGATTTCAGGCATTTCTAAGGTAATCAATAGCACCGTCTTACCTTGATTAGCTATATTTGCAGCAATATTACCTAAGAATATAGATTTACCAATGTTTGTCTCGCCTGCAAACACATATAAAGCTCTACCATCACGTTGAAACCCACCCCCGATATAGTCATCTAACCATGGCCACGTACTTGGGATGGTTTCTTGCACAGATAAAATTTCTTTAATAACAGTTTCAATCTGATCATATAGGTCTAAACCCATGTCAGTTTGTAAAGATATGTTGCAACTCTTTTCAAATTTATCTAATATAACTGACGTATCTGCATTACCTTTTGAAACCTCAGCAGCAATCTCTAATAGCGTATTAAAAACTGCCTTTTCTTTAAGAAACTGCTCAGTATTAACATACAAATCATCATTATTGTATGATGTATCAAGAGTTTTAAACATGATTAACACGTTTTTAAACGATTCCTTGATAGATTCATCAGTACAAAACTGTTTAATTTCAGTTAAATTAGGTAATTCATTGCGATTATTGTAAAAATCTTTAATAATACCAAAGATTTGCTTGTTATCTTTGTTCTTGAAGTATATATCCCTAGTAAAATCAATGACACTAGTAAGATAAGTCTTATCTGTACAACATTTATACAGAAAAATATTTTCGAAAAAGTCTAAGTCGAGTTTCAACATTAACTTATAATATGATATGTTGGTGTAATATCAAGAAATAAGTTGAAAAGTTATAGTCCTGCTGGTATTATATAAATACAAATATGTATAACAGACGCGAAATATTAAAAATCGGTACAGCTGGGTGCATTTCACTACCTCAACTGTTAAAAGCTGAGCAAGAAACACAGCCAAAAGCTAATGCCGTTGTGCAAATTTACTTGCCAGGTGGAATGGCTCATCAAGAATCGTGGGATTACAAGATGAATGGCTCACCTGAATATAGAGGACCATTTAGTGGTATCAAAACCAAAATTGATGGTGTATATTTTGGTGAACTTCTTAAGGAAACTGCTAAGATTGCTGATAATCTTACTGTAATTCGCTCTGTTACACATGGTGAAGCTGCTCATGAAAGAGGAACTCATAATATGTTGACAGGTTATAAACCATCACCAGCATTAACTTATCCATCATTTGGTAGTGTTATTAGTCATGAATTAGGAAATCGTAACAATTTACCACCATATGTGTTAGTTCCTAATCAATTTGCACCAGAAAATGGCACAGGATATCTATCAACTAAGTATGGACCATTTGCTTTAGGTGCAAATCCAGAAGATCCTGGATTTGTTGTTAAAGATCTTAATACACCAAGGGATATTTCCGATAAACAATTTGATAGACGTAAAGCTCTTCTTGGTGCTGTTGATGATTTTTTCAAAACAAGAGAATCTAACGTTGATAACATTAAAGCAATGGATTCTTTTTACAATCAAGCATATGCAATGATTTCTTCTAAAGAAGCTCGTGAAGCATTTGACCTATCTAAAGAGCCAAATAGTGTTCGTGATGCATATGGACGCAACGCAGCTGGTCAACGCTTACTTTTAACACGTAGATTAATTGAAGCAGGTGTTAGAATGATCACAGTTACATATGGTGGCTGGGATCACCACTCAAATATCAAGCAAGCTTTTGAATCTAACATGGTAAACTTTGATAAAGCTTATGCATACTTCATTACAGACTTAAAACAACGTGGTTTATTATCATCCACTCTCGTAATGGTATCGTCTGAGTTCGGTCGTACACCAAAAATTAACAGTACAAACGGTAGAGATCATTGGCCTCGTGTATTTTCTACTGTTTTAGCTGGTGGGGGTATTAAAGCAGGCTTTGCTTATGGTACTTCTGATGCTTTAGCAGCTGAACCTGATGAAAATCCAGTAAGTCCTGGTGAAATAGCTGCTACTCTCTATCATTTAATTGGTGTTTCACCAAGAAAGAAGCTAATGACACCTGATTTAAGACCAGTTGAGGTTGTTTACGAAGCTGATCCAATAGAAAAGATCTTAGCATAAAAAAAAGGCGGCTTTAAGCCGCCTTTTTTTATTTCGATTTCCATTTTTTAAGGAACCACTCTTGTCCTTTTTTCCATTCATCAGTAAAGCTTCTCAACCCTGGTGATGCATGTGTGATTACTATATCACCAACACCGACTTTATAGCCAGCTTTATGACAAGCCATAGAAAAATCTAAGTCATAGAAGTGAAAGCCAGCTGGATTGTTTGTGTCAAATCTGACTTTATTAAAGACTTCTGTCTTTACAGCCATAAACACCCCATCGATTAATATAACTCGATCAGGATAACTACCAAAACTAGTCATAAATTTCTTACCAGTTGAGTCACTTAAGTGAGCTACAGCACCTCTATGCTGTAATCTATCACCCATCAAATGCCATAATGCTGGCTCTTGTAATTTAGCCTCTCTTGTACCTGCACACCCAACGACATCGAAGTCATGTCCTAATACATCAAGTTGACGTTCTAATGCTTCAGGTGCTTCAATTATTACATCATCGTGAACAAAAACAAGCCACTCAGTTGTTTGTTGAAAATCATCAATAGCATCATTATAAACAACAGGCAATGGGTCGGTATTATTCTCTGAAAAAGCTACCGGGTGTATAAAACCAACGCTATTATGTAGTAAAGTGGTTTGTAAGTTTCCTTTAGTTGCTGATATTAGTTGGATCATACGATTAAAAATGGGGATTTGGATTTAAACTTACCAACTTCTTTAAATTTAAACTCTCTATTAAGTTTTAATACTTTACCTTCTGGCACTTCTTTCATAGTTTTACCTTGAATGGAAGAATAGTTACCATTGTCGTCATAGAAGAGTGTACTACCCTGTCTTACTAGGTAAATATTTAAAGTACTTGTATTTACAATAGCAAGAGCAAATGTACCTTCTAATCGATTACAAATTTTTTCAATAATATTAACTTCTTCAACCGATGAAGTTGCTTTCTTTTTACATTTTAGATCAGTCCAGTCTTCTTGCAACATCGAAACAATTACTGAAGTATCTACTTTGTTTTCATTCCAGCTGCAGTATTTTTCATTCAACATTTCATGATTGGTTAAAACACCATTATGAAATACCATCCAATCTTCTTGTTCAAATGGATGCGAAGTATCGTAATTAAACTTGCGAACTGCTGATGTTGGTGCTTGCACATGTCCAATAAAGTAAGCATGTTCTTTTTCCTTTAATTTGAGCTTATCAATATTAACATACCCTTCTTGTTTAATAATGCTAACATCGTCAACAACACCAACAGGTGATTTCATTAGTGTAACTAATGATGAAGCAAAATTACCACGAGTTTTATTTGCTTCGTATAAAACTTCGAACATTGATAGATTTGGAGAACCGTAGATGGCGCACATATAATATATAAAATATAGCTAATAAATAACAGAAAACAATAAATAATTCTATGAATTTTAATTCACTGTACAATAAACTTGAAATTATCGAAGAAGCAAGAGCTGGTCGCTTTGAAAACCTTTTTCAAACAGGTTATCTTAAAAAAGCTATGATGGATAAAGGTGTTGGTGTACCAAGACCTCTTGTATTCCAGTTTATTATGGATTTCTTAGAAAGTAAAGGCCTTGTTCCAGAAGGAACAGCTTTTAAGGGATCAAGATACGCTGCTGAAGCTGGTGAATTTATTAAGAAACTTGTCGATGAAGGCATGATTAAAGACGAGATTGCTGATGAGTTTAAAGAATATACAAAAAATAATTTAGGAGATTTTATTGGTCGTAAGTTTCAAACCACAAAACACAGAACTGGTGAATTTGCTAAAAAACAGCAAATGGAAGGTGGTGAAGAAAGAGGAAAAGCTGCTGGTGAATTACGTAAAGTAAAAACAGCTGAAGAGCTAGCAGCAGAAAGAGAAGCTAAAAAAGAAGCTGAACGAGCTCGTGCAGAAGATATATCACCACTTTCAACAATTGAAGCTAACACTACATTAATTGAAATTGTAGGTGAAGAAGGAATTGAAATTGACAACGAAAAAGTCAAAAAATTCTTTACCGCTGCTAATAAAGGTGGTGAGTTTAGTGTGGATCAAGAAGCTCCAAATATGATTGATATTGAGTTTACAGAAAATGATCCAATTGCTAAGGTAGTTAAAAAGATTGGATCAAATAAAGTTGAAGCATCAATTAAAGCTTCTCTTGCTAAAATGTTGGGTCTTTCAATTGATGAATTTAGTGTTGTTGTTCATGAACCCACAACAATTGAATTTCCACAAGACGAACCAAAACGTCGCACTTTTGCGCAACGTTCAGGTGTTGACACCGAAGGGTATGGAATGGGTACTATAGCTGGTGATGATTCTGAACGTCGTCTTGCTAATCCATTCGAAGATGAAGAAGAGCCTGTAACAGAAAACGCAAAACCAAAAGTGCAATTTATCTCAAACAAAGATCGATTCCAACCTAAGACCTTCTGGCAGAAGGTTGCACAACAAGAAATGTTTTATAGGTAATTCTCGTAAGATATCTTCTTACAATTATTCTTTTCCCAAACATTAGTTAAGTCTTGTTTGTAAGGAATTGGATCAATATATCCAGCTTCAACAAACCCTTGCAATCTGAGACTTGATGAAGGTGTATATGCATCTGCTTTATCTTCACCTGCATAGCAAGTCCAAGTATCACTAAACTTAACTCCAAGTCTAATACCTTCTAAGATGATATCCTTCTTAGACATAGTCAAAAGAGGAGCTTCAACAACAATGCGATGCTCTCTATTCAAAGCAGCCACATCATTGATCTTTTTTAAGAATTCAGGGCTTCCATCCCAGTAGCCGGCTAACGAGTCAACTTGAGCTGCACCATACCAAACCTTGTCAGCTCCGATACCTTCTGCATAAGACAAAAGATAAGAGATGAATAGCATATTTCGAAATGCTACATAGCTCTTAGGTTGAGCTTCACCTCTCATCTCTCTTACATCAGGTGTATCAATATCTGGATTAGTAAGAGAAGAAGTTGGAGCAAGAAGATTTAATGGTGTATCAATAACCAACATCTCAACCTTTTTCTTCAAACTCTTCAGTTGCTTTTGTGTGCAATCTAATTCTTTCTTATGTCTTTGACCATAATCAAAGAACAAACAATACACTTCATCAAACTTTTCAGCTGCCATATGAAGTAGGACTGAAGAATCAGCACCTCCGGAGAATGCTAATACAACTTTTGACATATTTTATTCGTTATTTTCAAGCTCATCAAGTTCGTCTAATTCATCAACGTCTTCTGTAGGAGCCTCTCCTTCACTATAAGACCAATTCTTAGTAATTTCAACCTGCAATTTAGGTAGAATTTGATCCCATACGTCAGAGTCTTTCCGCCAGCTCTTGTAATAACCGAGCTTAGTTCCATCTGGTAGAGCATAAGTTGAACCATTTTGAACAACTGCACCCATACCCACTGCAAGATCAAGAAGACCGTAATATTTGTCTAATCCCGTTGAAAAGCTCAAGTACATCTCAGCTTCAAGGTACTGCTTAATGAAACGATTCTTACGTGTAAGAGCACGAATGATCACACCAGAATAATTCTTCTGACCAGCAACCATATTACTATCAAAAGTCTTACCTCCATCGTCTTTCATAGGCTTACGAGCTAATTGCACAGACACCGATGGTAGATACGTTACAGCCTTACCACCAGGCATATGCTTCTCAAGCGATGGAAACATTGCAGATGGGTCATCATATACATGATTAGTGCAAAGAATGGTGGTTTTGGTAAGAGCACCCATATTGTTGCAAGTCTTAAGTAGGGACTTCATTGCACGAGCTGCACTACCCATATCAGCTGATGTGCTTTCTTTTTCCATTCGATTCATTTCTTGTTGGGATTGAAGGTTACCCAACGAATCAACAGCAATGATAAACTTACCTTCAAGACCTTTTGCCTTCACATTAGTCAAGAATTTGAAAATTGCATTTCGAGTTTCTTCAATTGTTACAGATGGTACATATTTTACCTTAGAAACATCAAGTCCTAAGCGAGTTGCACCTTCCGGATCGATACTGTTTTCAGTATCAAAAATAACTGGAGTTAACCCCTGGCGTTGAGCTCGAGCAAGAATCTTTTGTACGAAAAGAGACTTACCAGTCATTGATTCACCAGCTAAAAGAGTAACTCTACCCTTCGGAATACCACCATCTAATTTACCAGAGATGAGAGCGTTTAACACCATTGAACCTGTATCAATCCAACCATCTACCAGACTAAGAGAGTTCTTATCGAGATATGTTGCATACGGGTTAATTTCATCAATACTATCTAAAGCTGCTTTTAGTTCTTTATCCATACATTTAATATATACCTAAACAAATTAGATCAACAAAAAACCCCACCTTTCGGTGGGGGTTGGCATTGTAACTTTTACTCATCAAAAAGTTTTACAACTTCTGTCTCGTTCTGTGCAATTGGAGCTGGGTTACACATAGATTCATATTGCTGCAGCAAACGTTCATCTAAAGTTGCTTCACTAATTGCAATTGATTCTTTATGGTAGGTCCAAACATTTGTTTCTTTATCACCTAAAAATTCATTGAATAAAAGTGGTAGGGTTTGAACTTGCAACTGACCAGTTTGGCTTGGCTGTACATGCAGAATGATAGGCTTGCTTAAGCGCAAAATAGTATCTGATTCAGATGCAACAGTACCAATAATAAAACGACCAATGTGGTCAATAATAAGTTTAACTTGTGATTTCATACTTTAAATATAGCTCGTTAATAATAAAATCAACCAAATAAATCAAACAATTCTGTTTGTACATTATCTTTTGGTTTTCTAATTCGCCAATTCACCGCTTCATAAAAACGTTCAATTGCTTGGAACAAAATCTTATCAAACATTGTATCATAGTCAATTTTAAAATATTGATTGAACTCTTCAGGGAATTCATTTTTAAAAGCTATAGATTCAATCATGTATTTGTTTGGTGTTTCAACATATAGATATCTTACCTTTTCACCAGAAGAAAGCTTTTCATATTTCTTATCGAGCTTCAATTTATCTAATAATAGATTATGGTAATAACTTGATTTGACATGCAATGGCATGGACTTTGTTGTATCAAAGTCACTACATTTAACTGCATACTTTTCGTACCCCTTCAATCCCATAACAAATGCAACATCTTGAATTGAAAGTCCTTTGAAAATATCATACGTCTCATTCAGTACTTTATTTGTTTCAGCTTGAGATTTTGTTAACAACATTGTCTCAATTATTTTCTTTGCGTACGGTTTGATTGCATTAGGCATTGTAGTTCTTACAACCTCAACACCAGTATACTTAAACTTATCACATGCAATACCTTCATCATCTAAAACATGTAATACATATCGTTTTTTCTGCAAAAATAGACCAACATCACCGATACTTTCACGTTTGAAAACAAATCTACAATCTTTAGAATTTAAAGTTTTTGTACCCCAGACTTTAATCTTTGCATTAAGATAGTTTTCAATATTTTGTACGATTTCATGAGTATCTTTAGTCAGTTTATTATTTTCATCTGTAAATGATAACCCCGTTTTAAACAATGACTTAATTGAAACATATGAGCTGTCCGTATCATTATAAATGATTGCTTCCTCAAGTTCTTTGTCTGTGATGTTTGGTAATTTTTCTTTCAAATATTCTTTGATAAGTGTATTCGATTCTTTAATTACCGCTTGACCAGTTAGTGTAACAGAAGCTGCAATATCGTCATCCCCAATAGGAGCTTGTTTATTACCAAAATATCCATAACAGCTGTTGATAAGCACTTTCACACACATCTGATGTGCATTCAGTTTAGCAACCATATCTGATACTCGTTTATAATCAGCAGTACCCTTTTTGAGTTTACTTAACTCAACTTTATATTTCTGAAGTTCTTTTTTAATTTCAACACGTTTGTTATAAAAGTGATCCACAAATAATGGCACAACTCCTTTAAACTTTTGAGTAAATAAAAAGTTAGCTTTTGTTATTGACAACTCTTCTGCTTTAATTAATTCTATAAATCTTTCTTTTGTAAAATTAAGAGTTTTACCACTCACATGTTTAATTGTAAATGTACCATCATCATTTTTACTAAACTTACCAACCTTTGTTTCTGGTGATAAATTAAGTGAAATCATCACATTAGGATATAGTGAATTTGCATCAAAAGAAATTACCTTTTCTTGAAACCCACCTCGAGGTTCAGCTACATATGCTCCTGGATTTGTGCTATCCGGATCATTACGAATAAACGTTGAAATTATTTTACCAACCTCACGAGCTTTAACACATAAAGCTCCATTGATAACAGATAACGTACCCATCGCTTGTTCAAACGTACACAAACCTGCATAGGATAACATTCTTAATAGATTTACATATTGTAACTTTTCTTCAAGACGAACAATAATGTTAACGTCTTGAACGTTATAATCGATAAATGTATCCCAATCTGTATCAGTT